ATTACGCCTTTGTAAGTGGTCGTTATGGCGCTTTTGGAAACGTTGCGTGGGGTTCAGGGTACCAATTGTACACATCAACTAATCCCAATTCGTCAGAATGGGCAATTTTAGGCTGATTTTTTTTGTAAGGTAGATTAAAATGGAACAAGGAGTTATAAATAGAGCAGGTTCTGGCCCACTGCAGATTTTAGTTCATTACGACGACGGAAAAGAAGGAGCTCACGGGACTTCTTGGTTTTATGGACCTACGAATACTGCTGAAGAGTTTGTAGAAAAACATGGTATCGGTGATTATTATCTTTTTCCTAATCTTCCAACTCCGGAAAAATGGATCCAATGGGAGAAGCATTTACCAATCGATCCGTATGAGGATATTAAATTGTACAAGATCTCCGAATGTAAAACATGTCTTGAACTTTGTACAGAAAAGTGCAAAAAACATTTTGCAGATCAACTTCGAGCCGAAAGAAACAATCAATTACAAAAGCTCGATGGAGAGTACATGAAGTGTCTCGAGACGGGAGCTGACCCCTCTGACGTACTCGCCAGAAAAAAGGTACTCCGCGACATGCCTGTCAGCCCTGTGTGGGACTGCTGCTGCACAAAGGAAGACTTCCAAAAAGTAACTATTCACGATATCATTAATCACGATCCCTCCACAACCAGCCAGTAATTATATACTTGTCTTTTGCTTCAAACCCACAGTGGATATAATCCCAAGTCGCCGGAAAGAATACAAACTTACCCATCTCGGGTTTAATAGTCTTGTGTAAAAACCCCGTGTGTCCTCCATTTTCTATGGTATTCAAGTACCATATAAAAGTGAGTACGCGTTCGCGACCATACTCCATCCGCTCGTCATGATGCCACCGATAATGCCCACTTTTTTGAATTTGATACCCACTGTGCCAAAACGAAGATATATCGAAATATGTAGGAAGTTTATTATTCAAGAACGTCTGATAGGCTTTTATATTTTGTCGGAGTTTTTGATCCAGAACGTTACATATATCCTCCCACTCTAGAAATTGTGCAATCGGCAAGTCGATCGAATTTTTAATTTCAGGTGCATATCCCATTGATGTGTGACCTCGTTTCTTACGACCGTCATTTTCGAAACGTTCTATAATCTCTTTACATAGGGCAGGGGACAAATTATTATTAACTTCCCAAGTAAGATCCATAATCAAGTTGGGACAAGTATCTTTAAGTTTCCAGAAGTTTGATAGGGAAATGTAAAATGATTAGGGAACAAGATAACATCACCTCTTTCTATCTCGAGTTCAGCGCGTTTGTGTAACTGGAGTGACCCTTTACCGTCTAGAATAATCATAAAAACGAGAGGAAGATTGCACTCGCGATGAAACCAATTTACACCCAAAGTGCAGTGTACCCTGTATTCTTTGGGTATATCAAATAACGGGAGCGTCATTTCTTCCCTCTCGTCAACATATCTTTGAACCATTTTTTTAAAGACTGCGGCATAGTCTTTCTCCTCCCCGCCTTCATTTGTTTTCAAAATAAAATAAGTTGGTGAGTTTGACATGGTTAAAATGGCATTTATAACGCGAGAGCTATCAAGTGATTTAAATAAATAGAGGCGATGCCTGTCTTCTTGTGGAAATAAAATGACGCGTTTTGAACCTTTGAGTTGATACAGCCAATTGTCGTGTTCATCGTAATGTATAGCTGAACGCGACTTTCCAAAGTTGGCCCATGCACTTGCAATATGGATACCGGTTGGATATTTCGGAGCGTACTTTTCTAGGCGGCGATCACCGTGTTGAATCACATATAACTTTGGGTTTTTTGTTTCATAAAATTCGTCAAAAGTTAGGTAATGGTGGCACATTTTACCTTGGGGGAAGCGATGAAAAATACGATCCGATGGAAAAAACCCGTCAAGATCTGCGTATGTACACCTCACTTTTATATCACCGAATATTTCCTCGATAGAAAGGTTCATGTCATGTTTCTTTTTGTGAGGAAGGAATCCAGACCTGTCACCGGGCTTCCATTTATTCAACGGATAAAACCAGAAATTTAAAGCTAAGTTGAGCCCCGTGCTCTCTTCAACTTCTTCTGAAAATACGAAGTGAAACCATCCTGCTGGTATGAACAGTTTCTCTCCCGCGTGTATAGTAATTTCATGCTTACTGGCTTCATAATACAAAGGGTACTTTTCTCTGTCGGGAAACTCTTCGGTAATTTCAGAGTATTTCAACTCCCCCAAGTCCCGAGAGAGAACCTTGTCCATTTGTATATACACGCGTATGACCTTTATTTAAAGAACACACACGGATTGTTAGTAATGCAGTTTTATAATTACCCTGCACCCCTGTGTATAATTAACAATTTTCTATCAGAAATAAACTATACTAGACTTAGGCGCGAGCTTCAGTCAATCAAACCACACCTCAAGACACATGAAAACCGAAAAGAGACGCGTGAAATTACACCCTTTGTCGAAATTATAAATGACAAAGTGCTAGGTAACTCCGAGTTGATTAAAGAGTTGTCTCTAAAAAGCTGGGCTTTTCAGTATCTTTCTTATGAAAACATTTTACCGCGGACATGTGTCCAGTTGTATGAGCACGGAGATACCTGGGAGTATCATCAGGATGATTCTGTTTTGAGCATAGTATATTTTATACAGGACGGAGAGTTTGAAGGAGGTGATTTCTATATCAACCATGTTAAAATTCATATAGAGAACAACTCGTTAGTTATTTTTCCTTCGTGTATGCACAATTCTATAAAACCTGTCGCGGGTCCAGGATGTTTATGGGCTGTCCACACCTGTTTGAATTTGAAAATGGATTCCGGTGCACCTCCTGATATTCACAGATTCAAAAACTTTCTTAGTCCAGACGAATGGAGACACACGCTAGAGATTATCAAGGATAATCGGAACTGGAGTCACACCGAGCGTTCAAATTTTGATCCACTCGGATCTAAGTTGTGGAACATAGATTTAGGTGGGTGTGAATTTTTCACTCGGCATATTTTTAATAAAATTCCAAACGGCCCGTGGAAACTCTTACGAGTCTATGCAAACGGGCAACTCTTTGGTCAGGATGGAGGGTTTCATCAAGACTCGCCTGATCAGAAAGATTGGACTTTTATGATTTACGCAAATAACATAGACTCGAATTTCCTACCAAAATGGGGAGGTGAAACTGAATTTATAACTAACACGGGTCACATGCTTATACCACCCGAGCCAAACAGTGCAGTTCTTTTCAAATCTTCTATATATCACAGAGGACGGGGGCCTTCGAAGTTTACAAATGATCTGCGTGTTACAATCGCGTGGAAACTCACTAAACTGGACCTGGACGAGGATTGTCAAGGGGTCGCCACATCCACCCTGTAATTATATACTTGTCTTTTGCTTCATGTCCACAATGAATATAGTCCCAAGTCGCTGGAAAGAATACAAACTTTCCTGTTTCAGGTTGGACGCTTTTGTGCAAAAACCCGGTATGGCCTCCCTCTTCAATAGTGTTCAGATACCATATAAATGTAATAATTCGTTGACTACCATATTCTACAGCTGCATCGTGGTGCCAGCGATAGTACCCACTTTTCTGAATTTGAAATCCCGAACACCAAGTGTCCACGACACTGTACTGCATAGGAAGATTTACATCTAGAAAATACTGGTACTCTTTGAGATTTTCTTTCATTTTCTCCTCTAGAACACCGACTACATCGTCCCAGTCTTCAAATCTTGAAATAACAAGATCTGTAGAGTTTTTCATCTCCGGTCGGTATCCACCAGATGTGTGTCCTTGAACGCGTCTTGGATCTTCCTCAAACCTTTTAATAATTTTGTTACAAAATTCAGGAGTCAAATTATTCTTCCGTTCAAATACTAAATCCATGACTAGGTTGGAACCATAATCTTTAAGTTTGGCCCGGATAGTTCATACGGGTGTGTAAAGTGTGTTGGAAACATGATAAGATCGCCTCTTTTGACATTCACTACACCTCTACCCGGAAATGTAACAGCACCTTCTCCCTCCATGATGAAAAGCATAGTAATAGGATACCTGTTAATTTTATCGTACACGCCAGAGAATGCAACTTCTTTAAATTTCAAAGGCGGCTCGAAGCTATAATTCGAACCCTTGTGTTGACTGTACTTTATAAACTCATCCTTGTAGATTGCCGCAATATCACCATTCAGGTTAAACTGTGTCTTGACAACATAGTTCAATGGGAGTACCTGAAAATACTTTACGCGGTTTATAACACTTAGAGGTGCCGGATTGAACATGTACAACAAGTCTCGATCCTCGTGTGGGAATAAAATCACGCGTTTTTTCCCTTGAAATTGACACAAAAAATTGTCAAACCCGTCATAATGAATCAGATGGCGAACATTTCCATAGTTTATACTCGCAGATGCCATGTAAAGAGGTTTCGTATATTTGGGAATACATGACGCAGCGATACCGTTCTCAATAATATGGTATTTTTTATTCTTTGTCATGTAAAATTCGTCAAACGTCATGTGTTCAATGTAACACTGCTTATTGAACCGATGTAACATGTGTTCCGAAGGAAAAAGACCGTCGAGTTCTGACCGGAACACGCGCAGGTTTTGATTTCCAAACATTTCTCTAGGATTTATATTTGGAAGTCCATGTGGTGTTTTGCGGGGGAGTAAAAGTGAAGATTGACCTTCCGACCAGTCATTTTCAGGATGATACCAATAATTCATAGTAAAATTAAGTCCGGTAACAGGATCTGCGTCTTCTGAATAAATAGCATGAAACCATCCTGCTGGTATGAAAAGCATCTCCCCTGGCTCTAGAGTGTACTCGTGGGCAGAAGTTTTATAAAAAAGTGGATAACGCGTCTTGTCGGGATATCTTTCTTTAATTTCTGAGTATCGGTATTCTCTCAGAAACTCATCCAACGCCATGCGGTATTAAAGATATACCTCTTTAATACTCCATGGATCTTGAAGTTTTTAGGTACCCTGTTCCGTTTTGCATAATACGGAACTTTCTTTCACCTGAAAAGTATGGGAAGATTAAAAAAGATTTGGACTATCTTGAACCATATCTAAAAGGGACGGAACTTACTGGAGCTGCTAAACTTCCTAACCACGAATTTGCAGTAAAGCGCAAAGGAATGTTTCTAAATGAGTTTAGTCATCTTCGAGGGAATACTGGGATAAATTCTGTGTTTGACACTCTTGTCGACCCAGTCAATTTAAAACAGCTCATGGATTCTTGTTGGTTTGGTGCATATCTTGAAAATCAGGCAATGACTGGTACCCTTATAAGTTTGTACCAGGAAGGTGACGAGTACAAGCCTCACAGAGACCGAGCTATCCTGTCTATAATTTATTATGTGTTTGATGGCGAGTTTGAAGGAGGGGACTTTTTTCTTCAAAAGGTGAAAGTTCCGATTGAGAACAATTCACTGATAATATTCCCGTCTTGTGTTCAGCACGCGGTTGCTCCTGTAAAAGGGCCTGGAAAACGGTGGTCAGTGACGACATTTTTCAATGTCAAGAATGACTATCCGACATGTCCGGATGTTACAAAGTTTCGAAACTTCCTGACACCTGAAGAATGGAATACGGTACAAGATATTATACAGTCGGGTGACTGGAAAATAACAAGTCCCACGCCCGACACTTGCAAGGTTATGAGTATGGATTTAACCAATCACAAGTTTTTCTCAGAGGTGCTTTTTAATAAGATTCCTCACGGGCCTTGGGAGCTCGAGTGTGTGTATGCACTCGGTCAAACGACCGGTTTGCACGGTGAGTTTTTCAGAGAAAAGCGTCGAGAATCTAACTACACTTTCATCATCAACGCAACCGAAGTTCCTATGAATTTTCTCAACAGTTGGGGTGGCCAAATTGAGTTTGAAACTGAACACGGTAGAGTTTCTGAAGTACCTGAAACGAATCTGGCGATGCTTTTCAAGTCGAATTTGTCGCGTAGATACCTTGCACCGTCGCGATATGTGAATACTATCAAGGTTATGATCGAGTGGAAACTTAAAAAGAAATAGACTTGATGTGTTATGAAAAATATCATCATTGGTGCAGGTCCCGCTGGTCTTCAGATGGCATCTTTTCTCGAAGAACATCTCGTCCTCGAGAAAGGACCAAGTGTATGCTCGTTTTTTCGCCATTTTCCTAGACAGCGTGGATTCATTTCAATCAATAAAGGTAGGGACCTTCGTTTTGACTGGAATTCTTTCCTAGGCGACACCAAATCCTTTAGGGATTACTCCGAGGACTTGTATCCGAGTGCAGATGATTACCTAAGGTACGCTGAAGATTTTGTGAAGCGTAAAAAGCTCAACATCATGTTCAACTACGAGGTGAAAAGTATTGTAAAACTTCTTGATGGTACATTTTCAATTAACGGGGGTGAATTCGTAGTTGAAAAAGTATTTTTCGGGATAGGTCTTGTACCTCGGCAACCCACTATTAATGTTCACCCTTCAATAACTGCATTTACATATGCAAATATGCCTCTGGACAAGGAGGTCTATCGTGATAAAACTGTCGTGATTATAGGAACTGGAAATGCAGCTCTTGAGACGGCTGATTATATAGCCCCTGTCACGAAATTTACGACTCTTAACGGAAGAGACGTTAACGCGTGGTACACCCATTATCCCGGTCATGCTCGTAGTAAAAATTTGACATCGATTGACAGTTTCTTTTTGAAGGCGGCATCTTTTACCGTATTTGCAACTTCCGGGGAGAGGTACACGGATTCCCTCGAGTATCAGTTTGTCAAGGAACATCTCGAGATGGCGGTGAGCGACATCCTTCACAAGGTGGACATTGTCATCTTCTGTATTGGGTTTTGCTTTGATTCGACCCTCGTCAAGGACATGGTTGATTTGTGCCCCAAATCTGGGTTTCCGCTCTTGACTGATAACTTTGAAAGCACCAAGACACCCGGATTGTTCTTTATTGGTGCAAATTCTCAGGCGAGAGATTACAAAAAAGGAACTTCGGCTTTTATTCATGGTTTTAGGTACAACTGTCAGTACATTGCAAGGTCACTAAAAGGTATCGAGTCGTCGTGTATGGACCGTGATCAAATGATCAAAAAGGTCTTTTATCAAATGAATAAAAGTTCATGCCTGTTACATCGTTTCGATTATTTTTGTGACCGGGTCGAACTTCTTCCCAACGGGCAATGGAAGTATACACAAGAAGTGCCTTTACGCGAACCACCTGAACGGGGATTTACAATGAGACTCGGATACACAAATCCGTTTCCAAGTAAATCTTTTGTACAGCCTTCATTTATTCAACCAAAGGAGGCGCATAGATGCATATTTATACACCCTATTTTCCAGACGCGAACTCAGATGTTTGAACTTCCCGAAGATATTTATAACGAGTTTTCGGACAAAAATTGGCACATCCTGCCGTTCATGTACTTTCTGGACTTTGTCGAGGGGACAAAAACGCCGATCCAAGTGAGAGATCTTATTCGCGCCATCCCGGACAAGCGAGGTGGGAGGGATTTATTTTTCATGAATGGCTTTTAGAGCATCAATAAGATATGGCGCGGTTTTAATCTCGTCGTACCATTTTTCATATTCTTGTCCAAGCATTTTGAATTCTGGTTCAAAATATGTCTTCCAGTCATGTTTTTTAGGGAAAGCGTGCATCCAGAAGTAAGTTTCATCTAGAAAGTGATATTCGAACCCATGTACAATACAGTTGATACCAGGCCAATCCGAATACCAACGTTCAGTTGTATTGTATGATGCATAAATAAACTGTTCCTTAACTGGATATTTTCTGGCGCGAATTTCTCTCCAGTAATCCGTGTCTATTCTAGCACTCAAGGCGTAGTGAAGTGATACAAAATCGACCGTTTGGTCCCACTGCATTTTACAATTCAGATTAAAAATGTCCTGTTCGTGTTGGCCAGGGGGAGCTGGCCGAAACAGAATACGAAGTAAAGCGTATGCGAATTCGTGTGTAAACCACAGACCGGTTGATTCAAGTGGTTCGATGAAACCTGCAGCAAGACCAATTGCAATCACATTCTTGTGCCAAATCTTTTCATGAATTCCATTCCTCATCATAATCTTTTTGTACTCGAGCGTTTCTGGATCTCGACCTGTTTTTCGTATGTGATTCTTGAATTCCTCGAGTGCTTCTTCGTCCGTCACAAACTTGTCCGAGTAGACATATCCGGTACCTATGCGAGACCAAAGAGGAATGTTCCAGACCCATCCATTTTCCATGGCTGTGCAATTTGTGTATCCAACAAGTTCCTTCTCTTTGTCTAAGTACGGCATGTGAGTCGCCCATGCCATGTTGTTAGGAATCACATTCGAGTAATCTAGAAATGGAACTCCGAGTGCACCTTCAAGAAGCATCGACTTGAACCCTGTACAGTCTATGTAAAGATCGCCTTTGACTCGAAGACCGTCGCTAAGTTCCAGCCACCGAATACCCTCGTCCCCCACTTCTATATCGGTAACGTCCATTTGGATGTGTTTGACTCCGCGTGGTTTACAGTAATTGTCGCGCAACCAAGGACCAAACTTGGCAGCATCAAAATGAAGAGCGTGACAATTGTGTTGGAACGTCTTTGAATCTTTCTTCATCTTGTTGGTACGGACAAGAGCCATGTTGGCAAAAAACGAGTCGGCAAATGGAACATGGGTTTCAGGTGAGACAATACGCCGTCTTTCCCATGTAGGATACTTTTGCTTGTCAAATATTGACGTTCCAAATGGGTAGTAACATTCATGCCCTGGTCCCAAGAAGTTTTCAAATTTTATGGCTAATTTATAACTTGCGTCCGTGTCTTTCATCATATCTTCAGGATTTATCCCTAAAAGGTTCATCCAATCAACAAAACCACTTATCGTAGATTCGCCAACTCCTACAGTGGATACTGTCGGTGATTCGATAACAGTCACTTCTGTACCTGGAACAGCGATCAGCGTAGAGGCAGCCATCCATCCTGACGACCCTCCTCCGACAACAATAATATGCATTGAACTATTCAGACAATTTGTTATCGTGAATTTTACTCAATACATGGAGTAAACTTGGAGCTCTGCTGGCTTCTTCGGTCCATGATTTTATTCCTCTGTCAAGTTCGCTAAATTCTTTTTTGTAAATCTTCTTCCAATCCTGAGTTTTAGGATAGACACGCTGCCAGAAATAAGTTTCATCGTAGACATGATATTCAAGCCCTGCTAATATCGCGTGAATTCCTGGCCATCCTGTATAGTACCGATCCATTTGTTCAATTGATGCAATACACAAGTTTTTGTCAATTGGGAAATCGAGTTTGGCTATATTTCTCCAGTATTCTGTGTCTGTCCGGGCACTAAATGCATAATGCTGACATATAAACTTTACCATTTCATCCCACTGAAATTTAATCATCGTGTTGAACATGTCTCGGTCGTGCTGTTTTGGATGAGCTCCTCTGAACAGTATGCGTAAAAGCGTATAGGCGAATTCGTGTGTAAACCACAGACCGGTTGATTCAAGTGGTTCGATGAAACCTGCAGCAAGACCAATTCCTACTACATTTTTGTGCCAAATCTTTTCGTGAATTCCGTTACGCATCACAATCTTTTTGTACTCGAGCGTCTCTGGATCTCTGCCTGTTTTTCGTATGTGACTCTTGAATTCCTCGAGCGCTGCTTCGTCCGTCACAAACTTGTCCGAGTAGACATATCCGGCACCGATCCGAGACCAAAGAGGGATGTTCCAGATCCATCCATTATCAACTGCTTTACAGTTAGTAAAACTGACAAGTTCCTTCTCTTTGTCTATGTACGGCATGTGGGTCGCCCACGCTATGTTGTTAGGAATCACATTCGAGTAATCTAGAAATGGAACTCCGAGTGCACCTTCAAGAAGCATCGACTTGAATCCCGTGCAGTCTATGTAAAGATCTCCTGTAATTTTGTGTCCGTCTATTAATTCCAGCCATTCTACTCCATTCTCTCCTACCTCCACACTCTTGACTTCCAGATCGATACGGTTTACACCGCGTGGTTTACAATAATTCTCCCATAACCAAGGCCCAAACTTGGCAGCATCAAAATGAAGTGCGTGACAATTGTGTTGGAACGTCTTTGAATCTTTCTTCATCTTGTTGGTACGGACAAGAGCCATATTTGGAAAGAATGAGTCGGCAAACGGCGGATTGCTATCCGGGTCAATAAATCTTCTTTTTGCCCATGTATGATAATGCGTCTTATCTATACCAAACGCACCGAACGGGTAGAAAAACTCGTGATTCTTTTTTAAAAAATCTTCAAAACGAATAGCCAACTTGTAAGTTGCGTCAGTGTCTTTCATCATGTCTTCTGGATTTATACCCATAAGGTTCATCCAATTTATAAACCCATCAACCGTCGACTCCCCGACACCGATTTTTGGTATATTAGGTGATTCAATTACAGTTATTTTACAGTTTGGAACGGCAAGTAAAGTTGTCGCTGCGATCCACCCAGAAGATCCTCCCCCAACTATCACAATCTTCATTAAAATCAAGATGTATTATTTTTCTTACTGAAAAGGCGCGCCAATAGCCCATACAACGAGTGAGTACCGAGTACCCGACTCGATGGGCGACACTCTGTGTCGTATTATTGAAGGAAAAAGAGTCACGCTCCCTTTTTCACGACTTGCTGTCAATGCTTCGTCGTCCAAATTACCAAACTGTAAATCACCTCCTTCATAAGCATCGTCACTTGAAAGCTGTACACTGAGACTTATTTTTCTCGTGCAAGTGTCCGCAGTTGGCCCAACGTCAACATGCCACTTGTAAAAATCTCCCTTTTCATACTTTGTAAACTGGATACTCTGAAATTTTCTGTCTAATTTGAATTTAAATTTGTCTGTGTTGAAAAAATCAACCACGCTAGCAAGTCTGACATAAATCCAGTCAGACTCTTTCGAATGATCGATGAAAAAACTCTTGCTTGACCGAGCGTTTCCGCTCTTGACGGTTCCACTCGGGACACACTTGTGTGAGTATTCTTTCACAATTTTGTCACATTCTTCAGGTGTAAACACATTCGGAACACTGAAATAAGAACCTAGTTCCATTAAAGAATTGACACTTTACTTCTTTAATGTCAGTGTCTTTGTATAAAGATGTTTTTACACCTCAAGAACTTGAATCAATTTTCAAATCTATATTTAACCCTGTAAATGAAACAAAGTGGGGAATAAACAAACACTTTTGGGAAGAGGGAATCCAAAACAAGTCTCCGGGTGTAGTGTGTATTTTCAGAATCTCAGGGCCGTTGAGGGTACTGATTGAAAATGTACTCAAAAAATATCTAGAACCCGGTGAAGTGTTTCACTCTGTTCAATATTACGAGTGGAATCAATTGAGTCAAATTAACTGGCATTCTGACCGTGATAAAAAGGCGGCTATTACCGTCTACCTGAATGAAAAATGGGATCCAAATGATGGCGGGTTTTTCTGCTGGCAGGAAGGCCCTGAAAAGGCTCATCTTCTTGTACCTCAGTTTAACACCGCTGTGATAGTTCGCGGCAATCCCCCGCATCATGTTTCACTCATAAACCCCTATGCGCCAGTTCGAAGAACTCTTCAAATCTGGATAACCGAAGCTCAAGGGCCTCGCGCTTTGCCACCTCTTCCTTTAGAGCCTGTATCAGAAGAGCAGTGATGTTTCCGTATGCAACCGAGTACATCCCCTTGTCATCCTCCATGACCACCTCGGGCAGAACCTCCTTGATTTCCTGTGCAAGGACACCCGCCTGCCGAGGTATGTCAATGTCCGTACGCTTGAATGTGTAACCAGAAACCTTTTTCACCTTTTCAAGTGCGTCTGGAATCTCTTCAATGTCCGTCTTGATGCGTTGATCTGAATTGCAGATGACACTCGCTGCCGCCGTAAAGTTACCTGAACGATCCATCGTAAACAGGGTCCCTGTTGACATGTCCCAACTTGCCCTAAATACCAAATTTTGACTCGCCCCCGTAATTCCAAACGAATATCCACCGACACCGTTCACATCGAGACTGTAATACGCATTACGGGCTGTAGAACCTGCAATTCGAACAGCGCAAGAAGCATCTTGATTTACAGCGTTTGTCGGGTTGTAAAAGTATGCTTGACCTGAATTTGGTGCATTTGTGCCCTGTGCGTAACTCGTCTGAATCGTTCCGCTTGTTGATGTAATCGAAGTACAAGAGATGGTGTTTGAACCTGAAATTGAACCTATGTGCGTTCCTACATGTGTTCCCGCGTAAACAGTTCCAAACTGATTTCCGTCACGCCCCAAATTTACCGTCCCGGAACCGTTGACAGGAACGAGTCCAGTGCTTCCAAATCCATAGTAATAAGTTCCTCCGACGCCAATAAACACATTGCTCGTGCCTATTCCAGTTGACAAATTGAGCGAGCCGCCAGAATTTGTGAGCGCACCTACAGTCGTGGAAGAACCTGCAACCGTTCCGTACAAGTTCAAGTTGTAAGTACCTGGATTGTTTGTGTTGATTCCGACAGACCCATTTGAATTTTGGAGATAAATTAACGGAGTTTGAGAAGCACATGCTAACCGAAGATCTCCGGCGTTGTTACGGAGTGTCGCGGATGCTGCGGGCCCATCGGACGGGCTAGCGCCGTTCAAATAAAACACACAAGTTCCACCTGCTGAATTCTTTAGACTGACTGTTGATTGCTGTGTCGCCTGGCTTACTTCAACAAGCATACCTCCAAGCGTTGCAGA